GTGAATTGCGCGGCCACGCCTGACAGGACAGCACTATATGCTTGAACATCACTGCCAATAGCCAGCCCCAAATTTGATCGTGCGCCGGATGCAGTAGACGCTCCGGTGCCTCCGTCGGTTATCGCCAGGTCTGTGATGTCAGTAATGGTGCCGCCGCTAATTGTGGCGCTGCCCGTAACAAAGGTGACGCCACTAATGGTTCCGCCGCTGATTACAACGCTATTTGCGTTTTGCGATGAAAGAGTGCCAAGCGTTGGAAGCCCCGTAAGGCTGGCATAGGTGCCGCTAGTGGCAACTGGCGCTAGACCTGTAACCCCACTTGCGGCGATGACAATAGGCACGCCAGAGGCGAACGAAACTAGACCCTGACTGTTAACAGTAAATTGCGGAACAGTTGACGCACTGCCATAAGTGCCTGACGCCACTCCAATGGGAGTAAGAGCAGTGAAGGATAGCTTTGTCGCAGAAGATTGATTAAGTTTTGAAAGATCAATAAAGGAAGATGGCGCCCCGCTAATGCCAATATTGATAAGATTTCCAACTTGTACTTTCTTTGTTTCTCCGCCGCTAAGATCGACAATTGGCAGCACGTCCGACTGTGCAATATCAACAGTCAGTTCATTCAGCTCGGAAATGCGAATTGTCATAATTAGTTAGTCTCGAGAATGAGTCCTAGCTCTGCCAAGTCACTATCATTACCCATGATAACATCGTTCTCGGTTGTAAGCTCGACAGGAGCGACACCACTTTTCAATGCAAAAGATCCTGCAGTAATGAAATCAAAACTACATTCCACAATTTGATCAGCCCGCACTGTCACCCCAGCTTTCGTCATAATCCCATTCACTTCATACCACACGCCTTCCAGCGATCCATAGCCAGGAATTTGCTGCACTCTTGGCTCAAGGAGGTAAAATTTACCACTAAATCGAGCGCCAATTTCAATCTTCTGAACAAGCTCACACAGTGCCAAGGGGATTTCTTCGCTGCTTACATTCTTAAAGCTGAACAAGCAATCTACACTTCCGCCCCCAAAAATTGCAGACTGAGAAAAATCCTTAAACTTGTCCCCCAGTGAAGTGATATCAGTGGATTCGCGATCAGTGGAAAAAGTGAAGCCTTGCACCTGCCCCACTCGATGAAAGCCGCCCTGAACTAAGGTGACTGTCACGTCCCATGGAGGGGACGACGCCGCAGTGCTTAACGGCACCGCTAAATATCCTGTGCCAGGATTATTTATTGCATCATTGAAACTGCGATACATGCGAATGCCACCCATCGCATCGATGTTCGCAAAAAATTCAAGGGGAAGAGATCCCGCCCCAGGATTGTCTATATAAGTTGTATTTGCAGCATTTGTGTAGAGCCTAAAAGGAAGCCCTCTCGCGTCATTAGTGCTGATCCGCACCCTGTCTCCAGTGGTGATGACATTAGAGGGCACGGGAAGGCCATTCGCGTCGCCCAGCGAAAATCGCTTGCGGCTAACAAGAAGATTTTCTGGGCTCAGCCGAAGACTTAATTCACCGCTACCGCCAAGTCTTTTGATTTCTACTTGGCCGTAATGTCCAGCAAAAACGGTCATAAAGCAATCAGAAAATGCGTCCGCCTTTCCAAGGGCGATCGCGAAGCGGACCATTCACTGTAAAGTTAACATCAACAGTGACAACTTCTCCAAATGCCACCCCGACGCTGGCGCTTGTTACAAAAGCATTGAAGGCAAAGTTGGTCTTCCACCAGTCACTGCCATCGCTGGTATAGGTGCCACGACTGATCAGCAGACTCATTGCCACCTCCCTTGGTTTAGTCACGGGGAATAAAATATCCATGTATTCATAAATATCAGCTAGATATGCACTATCAGCATCTTGCTCGTAAAATAAAAGAGTGGCTGATCCGTCGTTGGATGTCATTGACGGGGCATAAGTCTTGGTTTGGTCTCCCAAACTCGTAGTTTCAATTACCTCCGACGCGCTATTGAGTGTCCAACTGCGAATTTTGGCCACTTGATAGCCGGGTTCCCAAATGTCAACAGTGTTTTCTACTGCGGCAGTGTTTGCCTCGGTAAGCGTAATTGCACCAAGAGTTGTGACGAATACCTTTGTGCCGTTGACGTATCTAAAGAAATCTAGCTTGTTTCCAACCGCGTATCCAGCCCCCCCGCCATAAATCACTTCAAACCGACACGACCTGGAAGTGGCCGCCGCAGTGATTGTGTCTAGAGCCCTTACTCTCGCGCCATCTCCACTTCCTTGACTGGTTCCGACAATCAGCTCCTCTCCCCTAGTAACAAGAAGTGAAGCCACCACGTTGACAGTGAAAACTCCGTTCAGGCCAGTGCTTCCCAGGGGAGCGATGTACATCACTCCATCATTTCCAGTGAGAACAGCCATCGTCTACAAAGCTTTTGAAATAAGTCTATCAGTATTCTAAACACACTATTGCTCTAATTCGCTGTCAATCATAAACAGGCCTGGCTCTATGTTTGCAATGCCACGAGAAATAAGAGACAAGCCATTGGCGTCTGTTCCGTGTTCTACTGCACGAATGGTTGTTTCTCCTTCTTCGTCCATCAATACTTCCGTCACGCGAAACACTCGTTTATTGGCCATAGAGGTGCCAAGAACAAACAAATAGCCCCGTCCTCCTAGTAGCGGATACTCGTTGCCGCCTTCCAAACGATACCCTCTTCCATTGCGCACTCTGACGCGTACAAAATTATTAATATTCACTGAATCGGCCGGAAAAGTAGTGGTGCCAGTGGGACGATAAAGCAACATTGAATAGTCGCCGTTCGGAATGCTTGTCGTCAATGGAGTGTTGAGAAAATCATTCTCCTCAATTGATCCGCTGTAAATGTTTTGCCATTGATTCTGCGCCAGTTCCATGTAGATGTAGGCGCCTGGGAACACTGGCCCGTCCACGGGGAAAGTCTTAAATTCAATGGCGCGACGACTAAAGCGACGAATATTGCACAAAAGCTTGCCCACTGCAATTGCCTGCTCCTTGCGGGTGACGAAAGCAGACATGTCAATCGTCTCGCGAAGCGCATTGTTTTCAATGATGTCAGCAAATTTCACTTCAACTGTTGCGTTCCTGGAAAAAGCAGCGTCCGCGTCCGTGGTGCGATAAATCATTGTCAGAATAACATCCTGAGTGCTATCTCCATAGTCGATAAATTCTTCTTTGTAGCTATCTTCCAGAATGTTGCCAGCATTGAATAATGCACTAATGCTGACATTGCGAGAGATTTCTCCAGTTTGGCGATCGTAGGGGACTGCCGGAACTAGCACATCTTGCCCGCCCTGTCTGCCAAGCTCGAGCAAACTAAAGCCTGCAATCCGAGACCAGAACTCCCTCCATGAACTTGGCTCTGCAATAATGCCATCCATGAAAAGTTTATTGCGCAAGCAAAACTTCTTGCTCCTCGCGAGCTGCTCCAAGTTTGTGCCATCTAAGTCGGCATACGCTCCAATGCCATCGTCAACGTCCAGAACAGTATCAATAAAAATATCGGGAGCCGTATTTGCGAACACTTCGTTTCCATTGGTCAAATATTCAAAATCCGGGTGCCCCCATGGAAGTCCATTGACAACGCCTTCTGTTCGCAGCGCCCTCGTGTGCCTTCCCTTGTCGGCAAACACTGAAAACGATCGCAAATCTTGAACATTGCGCCCTGAATACATATTGAGGCCAAACAGGGCCAGATTCTTGTAGAGCGTTGGAAACCCAGAAAAAGGCGTGACGATTTGCTCGGACACGGCCGCAATAGCCATTTCCGGGCCGTTATCAAACGAAAACTGCAACTGCTCGTCAGACGACACTGTGAACAGCCCCCATTCATCCATGCCCACCGGATTGTCATTCAATGGAGGGAAAGATGCAATGCTTTGACTGGATGAGCCCACATGCTCAAAGGGAGCATTGAAAATAGGAGAACCAAAATTCTCTAGATAATGAAACAAGCGAGAGCCATTAGGACTAACGAGAGTGGGATTCTTGGCGAATTCTGCCGGCGGATCAAATACTGGCTCAAACTTAAACTGCCAATGAGCCTGCTCACCGTTGGGCGCATGAAACCTTAGGAACACATAGTTGTCAATATCGGCAGAACGGCGAACGACAAATATGCCTGGAAAATAAGTGTAGTTTGCGTCGGTGGTTCTTTTGTAGCGCACAGTAAACATTGCACTGCGCATTTTTAGGCCATTGTCGCTTGCGGGGTATCCCGGACGTTGTGATGATCCATAGACGGTTTGCCTGCCGCTTACACGCTTAAATACGCGAGCCTTGATAGAAAAATCAACAATATTACAAGGAGAAATTGTTTCATACGCAGCTTCTTCTGTGCGGACGAGAGCCTTAACATAAAAAGCGCCATCTCGCCGTCTGCGAAACTCACTTTGCAAGCTATCGTATTCACGCAAAACACTGATCTCTTGTGCGTTTAATGTGCGAATAAAAATTAAACGTTCACGGAGCACTTCTCTGGCAACTCCGCCTGGCCTTAAAAGTTCCATGGAAACGAAAGCCTCCCATCTGTATACATTGCCTTTATCCGCCAGCTCTAATGGAGATAGCTCTCTTCCTGTTCCTCTGAAGCTCCGAGCTTCATCATCGTCAACTCTACGATTGTCCTCATTTAATAGTGATTGCACTTGATAGTTGATTGCATTGAGTCTTGTCGAGAGATCATTTAAGCTGGTATCAGCTTCCTCTCCAACTTTGTAGTTTCCCAAGTCTTGCTGAGCAAGCGCTGCATAAGGGATAAAACTTCCGCGCCCCCCTTCGATGGCCTTGAGTTTTACGACTAAACTGCGCCCTGCATATTCCAAACGAATGGGACGAAATTTTGTAGAGCCCAGCTTGAAGATGCCAGAATTGTCAAAGATATTGATATAGTTTGAGCGAAGATTGCTTGCTGTTTTGCCGGCCAATGTATCATCGCCGAACTCAGGATCTTCAATGATAATTTCAATCTCCTGTCCAATATCAATGAAGCCAAGGGACGATGTTCTGAAATTGCTTGTCACGCGGTTATCGGCAATTTCAAAGTCTCCCTTTTCGTTGCGCGTTCTAATTTGCACTGCAATGGGAAGAATGCCGTAAATGCCGAAGGTGTTGGCGGTCGATGGAGAATAGGCGTGACTGAAGCCTTCGACCCTGTCGAGCGCTGAGCCTGGAGCAGTGCGAATGCGGTAGGGGTTAGAAAAGGCTTCTCCAGCGGCACTGGGGTCGGCCCCTTGCACTTGTCCGTAGGGATCAGGGCGCAAGCTTGCATTGCGCAATGCGCCCGTGTATTGAGACTCAAAATAGTTCCAATAGTTTTGCGCAATCAAATCACGAAGCGCAGTTTGACCAAAAGCACTTCGCTTTAAGTCGATGGCGCCAAGCCCCCCGGCTCCAAGCACAAAAAGCAATTGAACGAACTGACTGTTCCCATAGCTTTGCACTGCAGACCAAATAAGGGAGCCAGCAATACGCACACCGCCTTGAGGATTGACCTCGCGATTTGTATAGACAAGATTGACGGGATCACCGTAGGCCGCCAATTGCTGCACGCTATTGAAGCCAAAACGAGGCGCAAATACTTCCTCCCTTGACGACACTTGTCCGGGACCAGCAGAAACAGAGGGAATGCTTGGCCTGGGCATGAGCAGTATTGATGCCACTTGCGCCAACATTCCGACAATGGCCAAAACAAGGGCGACGGTCCCTTCTGCATTCCTTACATCGAGAACAGTGCCTTCCTTAACGTCGTTGTAAATATGTTGTTGAGCGACAAAGCTTAAATAGTCTTCTTTTGACACGCCAAGAGCTTCAATAAGCTGATGCTCGTAAGGAAGCAGTCGCCGCTGATTGTCGCTCATTTAATCCGCCCAGAAAAATTTCTTTGGTCGCACCATTGACAATGGCGCTGCAATCACCATCTTACTAGGGCCAATGAACAGGCAACGGTCATCGTCTGTTACCACTGCCATAGCCAAGATCGATGGGGAAGAGGGCATGTAAAAAACAGCGCCAGGACGAGGCTCTTTAATGATCTCCCCTTGCTGCAGCAGCCATCTCAAAATGCGCTTGATCGTTAGCTCTTCCTCCGAATAATCTTCATACACCCAATTGAAGGCTTCTCGACAATGCTTCAAGCCAAGACGACGACGCACTTCCATGCACAAAAGCCAACAGTCTGTATATCCTTCTCCATCGCTTGGCGATGCTGCATATTTATGCTTCAAGCCAATTAAGTCATTGTAGTTGGTCATTTTATGCTCCTTAACGGAACGACAAATCAGCGCTCAATGGGAGAAGACCAACATTGTTTCGGGAAAATGTTCGAGCCGGAAAGCGCCCAGACACACTGTCCATTGCACTTCTAAAACGAAGCTCAATAGTGGTTTCAGAAAAAGCGGCACCAAGGCCAATGTATCTTTCTTGGTAAACCCTTGCATCCGGCTGCAGGGCTTCGTTCAGCCATGCCGTCGTGATTATTAGCTTACTAAGCCTGTTTCCATTGCCTTGCTCTACTAAGCGAATGGCGTATTCCACATTTGGAAACAACACTTGAGCCATAGGATTGTCGCCACCAAGAGCAGAGGACGTGCCTTCCACTCGAAATGGGGCAAATTGATAGTTCTCATTGTTCCACCTTTTCGTTTCGTTTACGAAAAAGTTTTGATAGTAGTGTCGATACACCTTGTCCTTATTGCTGCCAGAATTCTCAGGCTCGAGCCAATTAAAATCACTTGCATACGCCTTAAGCGTGAAGTATTGAACAATGCGCAAAGTGCTCATGGAACAATCTCGCCCACTAATTTCACACTGATACTACTCCTCCCATCGAACACACTTTCGACGGATGGAGGCTCTGCATAAATCCATTCAATGCCAGCGGGAGTCTTCAGGCGGCTGATCATACTGGCGGAGGCACCAGAGAAGATTGAATCTGGTAGTGCAAATCCTAAAGTGCCGCCCTGTTGAGCATTGTAATGATCAAAAACTTGGTTTACCGTCTCGTCAACAACATTCTCAAAAGTGAGATCTAGAGTGTGACCAAAGGGCCTATTGCCAAAGCTGCGACGCAATACTTTCCCAGATAAAGCACGATAAGTCTTTATGGGGTACTGCCCGAAGGTAAGCGAACGGCTTGTTGGTCGTAGCGTAGGAAAATCAGCCATGATTAAGCCAGTCCAACTTTCCGACGAGTGCTGGGACTCTGCTGAAGCTTGTCAATGGCGAGAGAAGCACCACGAGCAGCGCCTTCGCGAGCAGCGTTTTTGCGTGTTTCCATCATAGCCTGCTCGAGCTGGTCTCTACTAACATATTCCACTCCATTGATCGTCGTAGTCTCAAAACTCATATTGAGCACGGGAGATCCTGCAGAAGAACCAGAAGAGCCAATAAGGTCTCTTGACCCCTGGGAGAAACCTCTTAGTTGCACGGGAATGGAGCGACCATCAGGCAAGGGGACAATGGCTTCATTGTATTTGCCTTCGCCCATAAGACTGAGAGTGGGACCATTGACGATTCCACCATTTGCAAATGGCGTGAAGGAAGACGCCGGGAATGCAGCGCCGGCGAAAGAAGTTGAGACGGCCGAGGGAGCATAGCTTGTTACGGCAGATGCGCCACCCACAGAGAGTCCAGAAACTGGCGAAGCCAATGCGCCAGTGCCGCTTAGATTAGCGTTGGCACCTCCAAGGGAACTGCCAAGGCCCGCAAAAATACGGGCAATGCCAATGGCAATGTAAGTGGCGATCATTTGTTGCGCAGCTTGCAACAGGGCTTCGCCAACGCCCTTCAAGAAATTAGCAAACACTTCCTGGGCGCTCGCGGTGCCGTCTACAAGGCTTGCCACTCCAGCGGTCATGGCAGTGCCGAAGGCGTCTCCAATGGCCAAAATCGAAGATCTGACCGCATTATTTCGCGTTTCGAGCATGGTCAATTGATTCTGAAGCTCTGCAAAACGCGTTGCGTCTTGCTGCGACGCCCCCCTGCCAAGCGCTTCCTCGTAACGAGATGCCGCTTCTCCAATGAAGCCGCCAGATAATCCTGTTCCGCCTAGTGGAGTGGCTCGCTGGATTGACCCTCGAAGCTCCATTTCCGCTTGTTGTTGCTGGAGCTGCAACTGCTCTCGTAAAAGTGGCAAATAGTTCTCAAGAGCCTTTTTGGCTTCATCAATTTTTTGTCTTTGAAAGGCAATATTGTTTGCCGCTCTTTCGGCTTCCTTCCCTCCTTTTTTAACAAGCTCAGCGTTATCAGCAATAATCTTTTCCGACTCCGCAATGCCAAGTGCAGTTTGCCGCTTAGCCTTGTTGATTGCTATTTCAGTGTTTAACGCTTCACCAAGAACCCCAGAAGACATCAAGTTGATGCGATCTTGCATCAAGGAATTTTCCAGTTTTTGTTGTTCGACAGGTATCATTGATGCCACATACTCTTTAATTAAAATATTTATCTCCTGCTGAGCCATAGCATTGGCCTGCTTGATTCCGAGCGACTCTCGCTCCTTTGCGTTGACTGCCGCTTGCATTGCAAGTGCTTCATTGTTATCCTTTCTCTGCTCCGCTCTTACTCGTGATGCAGGAGCACCTCCCTGGGGCTGTTGCAGGTGTCCCACTTTATATCTTTGACCTTGAGGACCCTGAATATTAGCTGTATAACCCAATCCGCCCTCCATGCCCGCACTTAACATTGAATAACCAGGGGCAAGATTTAGGGGTGTATTTGCGGGTCCAGCAAGATCAATTCCACGGTGGAAGGTGCTAGCACCCGGAATACCAGTATTGCGCGGGCCGTATCCGCTAGTCATTTGCAATCGTTTTCTGACGCTTTCATCAAACAGTGCACGAGCTTCGGCTTCTGAAATGCGTGTTCCATCGGCTCGCCTCACATCAAAATGTGGACCACTAGAAACGCCAGTACTGCCCTGCAGAAGGCCAGTGGCGCCAGTCTTCCCGCCCGCAATATATGCTCGTGATTGCGCTTCTATTTCTGCTTTTTGTGTTTCAGCGCGAACAGCGCGAACGGCTTCCATGCGACGAATTTCAATGGCCTGAAGATCGCGCTGGAATTTAATCTCTCGACTCATCCATTCGTTTTGACCGGCTTCCAGTAAATCGTATTTAGCCTTTTGCAAGTCTTTCCAATGGGAAAAGGTCATGTCGTCCAGGGCCATGGCTTGCTCGGCGCCCATCTTCATTAGATCAGCTTCGTACTTGCGTTGATCATCCGCAAGCTTGCGAGCATTTTCGGCAGCCCTTACACGAGCAGCATCTGCCTTGGCGTCTAGCTCATCGGGAGGAAGTTGTCCGGGAGTGGGCACATTTAAGCCCATTCTTTGAGCCTGCCTACGCGCTTCTGGAACCTGTCGCTCAAACTTTCGCAATTCTTCTGCTCTAAGTGCGCTCTCTTCGGCAAATTTGCGAGCCAAGTTTCCCCTGCTCTCAAAAGTACGCGCTCCGGGTCGTCCTCCCAGCGCCTCTTCTGTCAACTTCGATGCTCCTAAAATGTCCACTTGCTCCTCTGTTAGAGGAAGAGCGTTCTCCCGTGCCAATCTACGCTTACCTTCTAACTGCTGGTAAAGAGCAATTGCTTGCTTGTCCGCAGCCTCTACTCGCTTAATTTCTGCTATTCTCGCTTCCAACGGCATCACTTGCCCTTCCACCGCCAATCGCTTGGCTTCAATAATTGCAGAAGACAGCCTTCTTTTGCTTTCGTCTGCGGCAGCGCCAACGTTCATGAGATGAGTGATCAGTGCTCCCAGTCCAACCAGCAGTAGTCCAATACCAGTCGCCCCAGCCACTGCGATAATGGCGGCACGAAAGCCAACCATGCCAGCTTGAGCCGTCGTCGCTTGAATGCCTACACTTTGCAAAGCCAAGGCCAGCGCCCCTGCAGACTGCGCCGCTTTGCTCATGCCTACAACTTGCGAGGCAATGTCCAAAAGCTTAAACACGCCAACAACTGCAAGCACGGAAAGCCTGAGAGTTTGAAATGCTCCGTAAACAAGCACAGCAGAAGTGACGAGAGTTGTGAAATTTCCGCCAAGCAGTGCGACGGCCGGCCCAAGAACCCTGCCTATGCCCTGAGCAACGGTCATAACAAACTGGCCCGCTTTGGCTAGCTCTTTTGTGAATGCGTCAATGTTTTTGGCTGCATCCATGATGGCCGGATCTGTTGACGCCAACTGCAAACTTCTAAGACGTGCCTCCAGTGCTACCAAACTTTGACTTGCTGCATCAATATCCTTTTGGTCAGCATTTTGTTTTTTTAGATCAGCAACAACTTGCTGTGCTTCTTGCACTTGTTTTGCAACCCTCCCCATCTCTCCTGTTGCAATTTGAGCGCCTACGGCCATTGTCTTAAGGCCTTCTCCTAGTGGAGCCAAAACGGCTTTTGCAGCCGCATCGGCCAAGGGAGACAATGCTTCCAAAGTGCGAAGAAACTCGCCTCTGACCGTATTGAGCAAGCCTTGCAGGGATCTGCCCGCTGCTTGCGCTCCCGTTCCAAAGCGAGTCATGAGCTGATCACTCACTTGAGCAAATACTTCGCGAAAACGTTTGCCAACGAATTCCCCGTCTTCCATTGCCTTGTTAAATTCTTTCACGGACATTCCAGCCGCCTTGGCGAAGATGGCCAAAGCGCCGGGAAGCACGTCTCCCAACTGTCCCTTTAGCTCTTCGCTCATAATTTGCCCTTTGCTGGCCATTTGACCAAAGGCATAAATCACTCGTTCCGCCTTGTCGGGAGTAAGTTGCAAGGCGGCTGTCGCCGCGCTAATGCCTGTAAAAAGTTTTTCAATAGAGCCAGAATCGAATCCTGCTGGTCCCATCGACGCATAAAGCCGAGCAAACCCTTGTCTTGTTATTTCAAGATCTAGACCGAAAGCTCTTTGGACGCCGTCTACATACAGAAGCTCCTTCGCATAGGTGCCAGTGTCTTGCGTGGCAGTTTTCAAAGCATTGTTATATTGTTGTTGGCCTTTAGCGGCATTTAGTAGCTGTCCAGGAAGACTGGTAACAAAAGCGAGCCCCTTATAAGCTGTGCCATACAGCAACACTTGCTTCGTTGCCATTCCAAATTCTGCGGCCAACCCTTGTAAGCCTCCAATAAATGGCACTTGAGCTGCCGAAAATTTGTCCATAGTAGCCCGCGCCATTCCAAGAGCTGCCGAATATTTCTTTGCGTTTTCAAAGTAATTTTTCGGTAAATCGGTAGACGGTGATTTTGCAAGAGCAAGCGCTCCACCGCGATCCGGTTCAACGCCCCTCACGCGATCGCCGCCACCCGTGCCGCCACCCGGTGGGAGCAATGGCTGAATAGGCATGCCGGGGAGCTGAGGCCCTCTTCCTGGTTGAAAAAATTCCGTCCTTGACGGCACCGTTCCAGCTCCAAAGCCACCCTGCTTAAGCTGAAGCTGTAATGATTGTTGAATTCGACGAATATATTGCCCCGGAGACTCTCCCGGCCCCGGAAGGTCGCCAATGTTGATTCCTCCAGCAGTGCTAAAAAGGTTTAGGTACTTAATGACCGAAGGAGCATTTTTCGAGAAGTTAACCGCCGCCTGCCGAAGCCTGTCAGCAATAGGGCCGGATTCAGCCATTGCAGCGCCTGGCTGGCCGGCTTCTGTGCGTCCGAGACTTGGTGCTCGAAATTGCTGTCCTGAAAGCGTGGCTCGTGCCGCAGCGGTCGAGCCGGTCATCCCGACGCCAGGAAGCAAAGGTGTCGATAGCAAACCCTTGAAGGCGTTGGCGGCGTCTATTTTTTGAGCCGCTTGAATAGCGCGTTGAAATTTCAACGGCTCAAGCATTTCCAGCGAAGGAAGCAGTCCTGCAATTCTTTGCTCTCGCAATAGCCGCGAGGCTTCGTTCATTGAAGTTGCAAATTGATAACTAGCTTTCGATAGGTAGGTATTGGCAGAGAAATTTCTTGCAAAAAAATCTTGCGCATTCCTCAAGGAACGGAAGAACCCTTGCAGAACCTGCTCAGTGGCAGTGTCCTGGGGAAAAATCGCTCCACGAGCCGCCGGCAAAGATCGGTCTCGTGCTGGAGGTAAAATCCTTCCGGCCGATTGGGCTAATGATTCGCGCTGTAAAGACATGCGCGATTCGCGACGCGCTTGAATTTGGCTAATTTCAGCGCGAGTTTGATCAATTTTACGAGCAAGATTTGCCGATTCTGCGAATAAAGCTTTTTGTTCAATCGGTCCAGTTTTGGCAACAAAGGGAAAGGCTCCCCTGCCTCCGCTCATCATGCCCTGTAAAACTGCAAGACGCTGTCGAAGTTGTCGCTCCAAGGCGTCAAAAGCCTTGTCCATTGAAGCAATAACGCCTTGCTCAAAGCCTTCTCCAATATTTCGTCCTAGTTCACGAAACACTCGCGATGGAGATGCAATGCCAAGCAAGCGCTTAAAAGTGGTAATCAATACTGTTCCAAGATTTTTTGCCGCAGCTTCAAGGGCTGCGTCTCCACTTCCCAGTCCGTTAAGAAGGCCAGCCATAACGTCTTGGCCAACCGTTTGAATTTGCGCAATCATTTGAAGGCGCGTTTTTTTGCTGCCCCTTTCAAATCCCTCAACACCAGCAATTGCCAAGCTCTCGTAAAGAGCCTTGATTTCGCCGACCGATACGCCTTGATCCTTTTTCGTAAGGTTTAGATTCGAAGCGTTTACAAGTCCTACCGGTGGAACTTTGCCGGCCGTTTGGCCCCCATTGGCAGCCTGTTTAACTTGTTGAATCTTAGTGATTAACTTATCGGCGTAGTCAATTTCTGCCGCAAAATTTGTAATGACCTCTAGCCTGTAATTTCTCCGCGCAAACTGCCGATCAATATTGTCTAGCTGTCGATCAAAGTTTCTTTTATCAATAAAAACATTGATTGGGTAATAATAAGCGGCAGCGGCCTGTGCAGCCAGTCCTAGCTGCTTTCTAAATGCCGCTAAGTCAAGCGTAACGCTAAGCTGAAGGCCAACATTGCTTGCGCCAGCTTCCCCTGCCATTGTATTTCAAAGCCTATTATTTTGCAGTTTAGCTACTATTGCGACTGTTCACGCATCGACGCCATTTTAATTTCATCAGCCAACATGCCAATAACCCTACCATCCATCTTCTGAGTTCTAAGAAGACGATGAAGAACGGCTAAGGTTTGTGGCGTAATACCTTTTTCTTTTTCGACAAGTTTTGTATCAAATGGCAAGAAGTCCGTGGGCTTAACCCTGCTATTTTTTCCCGCCATCATCCCAGCCACCATTGTGCCAAGCTTTGCAATGGCGATGCTCTCGACATTGTGCTTGGCAATATCGTGCTTATCTAAATATTTCAGCGCAGTCTTAACGTCGGCAAGTCTTTGTCTCCCAAAATTTTTCGCGTTCCATCGATCATCGTTGAAATCCGACGCGTTTAAGCGAAAATAAAGATCATTCCAATTGGTAAGCCCTTTTAGGAAGACGCGAGCATTGTGCTCTAACCGTTCTGCGATTGAGGAGAACTCCTCTTCGAAGCTTTTTTTGCCGTGTCATTGGCCTCCTTCATTTCGGCTTCTTGTTCAGCGGAAATGAAATCCACAATCTTGGAAACAATGGAACGAGGGAGTCCTTTGGTATCTTCCGTTTCCCAATCAAGCAAATCTTGCCACTCGCCATCGATCAAGCCCTGCCCCCGCGAGCGAATAAAAGCAGTGACCATGCGAGCATTAGTAGCTTCCACTGAAGTGCCACTAGTGATCATACTCAGGGTTTCTTCGGTGAAATCTGACAAGAGCTCAGCTTCAGTGATGGCGCCGCCTCCTTGCAGCAAACCAAATGCCTCGTCAAGCGGAATATCCTTGGCGGCAGCAATGCGCTTGGCAAGTTGCACGGCGCGGATGGTAGCTTGGCTTTGCAATTTGCTGATTTCCTCCTGTTCGATAGCCTCAGCAACCAGCCAGCCACCATACTTCTTCATGCGAATATCTGGCAGCAGTTCAAAATAATCAGTTGCCTTAGTTTCAAGAAGAAAGCTATATTTGCTCATGGCTCAGAATGTTTAGAACAACGTTAAAGGCTTTCACTCTTTCATGGCTCGAACGCACCTCAGTGGGTAGTTCCACCACGAAATCGTGATTTTCATTGCAGATTCTAATGGTGCTATCCCTGCAGGAAACAAGACAAAGAATGCCCACCTCTAAGGCTGAGTCTTCGACAGTACAATTGATGGCATGGACCCTGCCATCGTCACTTTTCAGTAGATCAATTTGCATTGAGCGAGTCTAAAGCAGCTTGCATTTGACGAACCAATGCCATACCCGGTGTTTTTCTAAAGAAAGAAGAAGCAATGGCAATGTCGTCAGTGAAAGGACGAGCATCAGTCGCTCCTGTGCCATAGTGGACGTAGTAAGCATATTCTTGTCCGGACGAATTGGTTGCAGTCCATCTCCATTTGGCCTGCGCTCTGTTCGTAGTCTGAATGATTGTATATTCTTTGCTTCGATACAAGGCGCCTAAGTCGTAAATATCCCGAGGGCTATCGACCACTTCTCCATTTTTGCGACGCGTTTCTCCTGACCAGTCCCATCTATCCATGTCCCTGAACTGGTCGTCCCAGTGCGCGTCATCGATATCCTCTGTTGCCCATTTTTCAAAAGCATGAGACAGCGCGGCCACTATCCTGCCTGGATTGACAAAACGTGTCATGATGTAATTAGGCGCCGAATCTCTCTATCTGGAATTATGATACGGCAGCGTTCGTAGGCCACGTCATCACCAGGCAGATAGCGAAAGCTTGCGTCTGGAAAGCGCCTACTCATTCGATCCATTGCGGAAGCAATTTCGGAGCCATCAGGGTTGTACTGCATGAGCACCACTTCCCATTGCTGGAGTACGTCTACTACGCCCACGGCGGCCCTCGGCAGCACTTCTGGGTATTGCCGCATTGTCACCTCCAGCCCCGTCACCTTCCATTCAGAAGGCACGCTTTTTTGTCCCACCACATATACGGCGGGAACAGTGGTGCCATTCGGAAAAATATACGAGCCGATTAAATTAGGGCTAGCGCTCAAGAGCGTTGTAATTACATCTCGCAACTGTGAAATGTTCACAATAAAAAAGCCTGCCGTATAGGCAGGCTAGCAAAGAAACAATGGGAAAGAGGAATCAGCTATTAGGAGCCGAAGGAATCAGGCTTCCAGTGTTTTCAGCGTTCTGGTGGATGCCAATGCGACCACGGCTAATAATGTCAAAAGTTACTTCGACAAGATTGTCAGCAGGATAGCTTTCGTTGTAGTTCATCACACGACCCGTGTAAGCCACGCGATCGTAGTAATAGGTGGTACCGGAAGCGCCCAGTTGCTTATTGATCTCCACATACACTTCGCTGTTCTTGTTGTAGCGCGAAGCACTGATCACCTGGAAGGCTTCGTCAAAGCTGTTCGGCAGGAACACCGTACCATCGACATCTTTCTGGAAGTAGGAAGTGATCGAGGCGGTCGCCTGAGAGGTGACGATAACGCTATCAGAGAAGCCGCCGCCGCCCAGGAGGTAGAACTCAGTGTTGCCGTCGTTAAAGGCCACAGAGGCCGTCGTAGCGGCTTGCAAGGTGTAGAGAGTGGGGGCGCCGCTAACGGTGAATGTAGCGCCGCTCTGGGTGATCACAGGGCGAGCAGTGCCGTCGATGGAGCCAACACGCACAATAACGTCCTGGCTTTTCACTAGCTCAGTGGGATGATAGAGCATTTGAAGATCCTCAATGGAGAGAAAGTGTGTTTAGCGTCAGACGTTCTGTACGCTTCCCTTGCCAACCAGTCTAAAAATGCCTCTGATTGGCGTGCCGAGAAATTGCCAATAATGTTCAGCAATTTGCTCGTTTGGTAATAGCTCAAACCGTCCTTCTCTTCCATTGATTGTTGCAGCAGCAGAGCTTCCAGGAGTGATGCCAGAAAGGGCCAATGGCCCAGTCAGTCGTCCCTCCATGTAAACGGCTGTATTATCTGCGCCGAGCAAATAATCAAACCGTGGGTTCTGCTTTTGCTTCAGGCTTGCATAGTACGTGATGCCAGTAGAGACGGCCACGTAATTGCCATTTTCGCTATCAATAACGTAGCCAGACGCAACTTGCCAAACCAGAGTGGCATTAGCAAGAGGAGCCAGCACGTTAGTCATACGACGAAACCAATGGAAGAAGCACCAGCGACGGTTTCAAGCATTCGTTTGAACTCTTGGCCATATTGCGTGGCTTCGAGCCCTTTGCCATAAACCTTGCCCTCTGTAGCTCCAATTTGGATGCCCATTTGAGCAAGTTGAATGGCAATAATGTGAGCAGCAAGATGCTTAACAGCTCTGTCGGTTTGACTGCCAAACACATCAGCGCTTGCATCTGCCGTTGCCTCGTCAATGGCCCCGTTCACAATTCCCGATGGATGGGGAGTGAATTCAGGGAAGCGATCAAGAAACGTTGCGTAGGTAACTGCCATGATCAGGCGTTCCCCGTGCGAATGGCTTCAAGCCGCTTGTTGATGGCATTACGAACGCGAATACGTCCTTCAACCTTTTTCCAGCCCTGCAATTGATCTTCGTCGTGCATGATTTCAATCATGCGCAATGAATCAGTCAAGGGCATAGCGGCCAGTGTAGAAATTTTTTGAGGAATCTCTTGCACTGTTGGGGCTTCTTTCAGTTCTTCAATGGCACCAATTGCCATGAGGCGCTTGACTGTGCCATTGTTTCGTGCTTGAGCCCACTTAGTTTCAGGAATGTCTGCGTTGACGCCAGGGCTGAGCTGAATCATTCCAGCGTCTGTAATAACACCAAACCCACCCTCGCGAGGCGGATTTTCAAGCTCAGGGCGATAAGCAATCAACATAATGTTCGGAAGAACTGTTTTCAAGCTTAACGCCCCTCGCTTGCCTAGGCTCAGGCAGAAGCCTGAAGGTAGATGACGCTCTTGGGGTAGTAGAGAGCGACACCACCCACGCGGGCATGAGCGGGAACGATGAATTCCAGACTACGCTGTTGCGGGGGGAACAGCTCGAGAGGCTGCGGAATGTGCAGTTGCACCTTCTGAGGATCGCGCTTGTACACAACCATGCGGTTGGTGTTGAGCACGCTATTGTCCGCGTCAAGCTGGTTGATGGGCTCAACGTTGCGGATGTAGGGGTTGGTGCGCAGGAAATACTCGAGAACAGTCACGTCCGAAGAGTCACTGTTACGAGTGGTGCTCACCTTGTTGTAGTCCTCATAGGCCATGAGGATGGTGTCGGGCTGCTCCTTCATTTTGGAAGCACTGATGATGGCGCTCACGCCATAGTTCAGCAGTTCCAGCATGTCCTGAGCGGTGCCGCTAGCAGTGGTGCCAGTGAACCAACGGTCAGTGGCAATCACGTCAACAGTGCTGTTGTTGAAGAAGCCAGCCAGACCAACTGAGCTTTCGCCAAACATGGCGACGTTTTCAACTTTCTCTTCATAGGCACGACGCACAGCAGCAGCACGACGCTGCTCTAGGGCGACATTGGCCATTTGAGCAGCACGCAGTTCCTGAACGGTGTAGCCGAAGCTGCCGCCAAAGGAACGAATGTTGATGCTCTTCTCCACTTGGCTAACGTCAGCACGGGGCAGATCGTCAGCAGCATCCGCAATCAGACGGAACTCACCAGTGGAGTCCATGATGCGGTAGGTGAAGGTTTGCGCAGCGTTACCAGCCTCGCTGGTCACAGGCAGAATGGTGGGGTATTTGATGTCGGCATACTCAACTTCAAACACCTGAGGGCGGATGTACTCAAGCTGACGCTCAAGAAACAGCCCCGCCTCATCCATACGAAAATCAGTCGTCATTGTGATGCCTCCTATCAGGAATCAGCGGAAAGGGTGAAGCTGGGACCATTCAGCTCGAGAATGGCCAGGCCGCTACCAGTGGTAGAGGTGAGGAAACGAGCATTGGACAGGCGGAGAGTCTTGCCAGAAGCGAAAGCATGGCTGAACTGACCAGCCTTGCCAGTGCCGCTTGCCGAATACAGCACGCGAACAGGCGAAGCAGGGGTGACGGCGCCAGTAACATAAACGGCAACAGCACCTTCGTTGGCAATGTTTGCCACTTGCTTGTCCTTCACGCCGGGACGGCTGTTGGAATCAAGAGCGGTTTCGTCAACATAGGTGAGGACGTTAATACCAAGAACAACGTCGCCAGTGCCCGAAATGGTAGCTGCCGAGTTGGCGACAGTGCCGCCAGAGTTGTAGACAACCACATTACCAAAAGCCAGCACAGCGCTGGTCTGGTTGACGTAGGTGCCAATGGTGTTGTCGCGAATGTCGGAGAGCTGACCTTCCAGCAGAGCCGTGTGAGTCAGAGCATAGCTCTGTTGCACACCACCAGCAGAAGCGGTCCCCGAAGTGGTAAAGGTGACGGCCATAATCAGCGCTCCTTAGTAACAGAAAGGGGAGATTTCCAAGCGTTCTGAATCTTCTCCATATAGGAAGAAGGAGCAGAAGCCGGAGTGGCAATGGAAGCCACTGCCTTACGGAGTTCGTCAGTGGCAGCAGAATCAGCGCGGGGCAGTTCAGCCAGCGTGTCGAACATGGCTTGCACATAATCGTCGGAACGCTCCGACAGATCCAGGGCATCGCCACGAACTGCCTTGATGGCAGCCTCCATGACTTCGCGGGCACTCTTGCCAGCAAAATCAAACTCGCTATCCAGGGTGGTGCGAGCTTTATCAATCAAGGCAACGCGCTCTTCAACAAGCGAATCGAGATTCACTTCCTTAGCAGCATCAAGCTCAAGCTTCATTGATTCAAGCTCTTGCTCGAGGGCGTCAGCGCGACCTTCGGCAGCGTCGCATTTGCCCTTCATTTCCTTGCCCATGGCGTCCATTTCTTCCTTCATTTTGGAAGCTTCGGCCATCATTTCATCATATTTGCGTTTCATATCAGCATAAGTCGCCTTCGCGTCTTCACGCTCAGCCGTAATGGCGGCTGCAAGGGCGGAATCTGCCTCAAAAGAAACGCCGTCAAACACAATGTTTGCCGACATAATTTCTCCTTGAATAGAGGTAAGCAATTCGGTCACAGCGGCATCCGCTGAGTCGAGCATGAGACGAACACTTGGACCGCCTCTGGCTCTTTTGACAATGGCCACATGGTTACCGCGAATGTTTCTTTGGTAACCGTCGTAATGTTGACCGTCTGGCGTAATGCCAGCTTCGTCAACATAATCGACCTTGTATCCACAGGAAACCTCGCGAACGTCGCCGCGCATGATTTCCTCAATGGTGTCCTTGTCAGTGACTGTTAAAGTGGATTCAACGAAGCCATCGGAATACGAGACATCTGCACTTGTAAAGCCAACTGCATAATCCTTTGTGTTTGACGCATCGAGCAACACCGGGGGATGCTCTTTGGTTAAACACTTTTCCTTGAAACTATCAAGAGCCTCTTGAGAAGCAACTTCAGTTTCAGGGCGGTATTCCAAGCGGATGCCACCACTTGCATCCGTATACGACTGAATACCCGTGCGCGCAATGCGAGCACGAACCTTTAGGTAGCCCTCCTCCGTGATTTGATAATCACTGATTTGGGATACGTCGTAGCGAAAGCAGGAGCGTGAATCCATAGTCACATACTAAAGAGAAAAATGTATTAAACTACAAGCTGTGATTCATAGGCGAATCGGTGACGGCGACTTGGCACTACGTCTATTACTCTTACGAAGAGTGGGGAAGGGGCTACATCGGGAAGCGCAGCTCCTCCTGTGCTCCCGACGACGACCCTTATCTCGGAAGCTTTAGCGATAAAACTTTCAGGCCCACGCAAAAAATTGTTCTTGCAACTTTTGAGACAAGCAAAGAAGCTTTAGAGGCAGAAATTGTATTGCATGATTTCTACGAAGTGCACAAAAATCCGCACTTTGCGAATCGGGCAAAGCAAACAAGCGCAAAGTTTCAATGCGATCCAGAATGGTATTCGAGGATGGGTGAAAAAGAAAAGCTTATCAGGGCGTCCAAAATCAGTCGATCAATGTCCGGAGGTGCCCGAGGCTTCTATTTCTGCCTTCGATCCCCCGATGGAAAAATTATTGTCACTCAAAATTTACGAAAAACGTGTCGCAGTCATGGGTTGCAACGAGCGAACCTTCAAAAGGTTTTAAAGGGCGAGCGGGAAAATGCCGCTGGATGGACGATAACCAAACACTTTTTGCCATGAAACTTTTCACAGAAAAAACCAACGCGCTAAAAATGCCGCATCCAGAGCGAAGATTGTTGGTTGCATCAAGGATGCGAAACTTAAGAGAAAACAGCGGACTGTCTCAGCGCCACGTAGCAAGCACACTGCACGTTTCGCAAGCGACTTATTGCAGAATGGAGCGCGGCGATTCCGAGCCATCAGCGGTTCAGCTAGCCACTTTAAGCGGATTGTATGGAATATCCGTCCTGTGGATGCTGGGAATGCCCAACTTTGTTGTCAATGCGGCTCAATCTTCGTCGTCTTCTTCTTGAATGTCGCGAATTTGATTTTCGATGCTTTCCATTACATAAGCCTTGGCAATAGCCTCGGCCTCGAAGGTGAGCATCTTGACTGGCTCGAAATGCTCGTCCGGCTTTTCGTAAAAGCTTTCGACAAAAATATGCGTTTCGTCAAGGCGACCATTCTTAAAATGCTGTCGCTCGACAAGACGCCAGTGCGAAGTGCTGCGATGCTCGTGAGCCGAAAGGATTGCCAGAGCCTTCAGGAGGCCGATGCCATCTTCTTCTTCCTCTTCAATCACACGGACGTATTCGCTCATTGGCCCTTTTCGCGGCTTTCAACCATCTTAATGATGCGATTTGCCCAAGCCCTACCAGCATCTCCGCCCCAAAGGAGCCAAGCAATGTAGCCAGCATCATTTTCTCCGCCGCTCTTGTTTTTCTCGTGACGAGAAAAGAATGCTGACATGCGCTTGATTGTGGCGTAGCTCAATGCGCTGCCACTGGCCAGGTCCGAAGCTCTTGCCACTCCGCTCCCAATGCCTTGTTTGCCGGCTTCCTGCGTGGTTAGACCGCCTTTGCCATGCTTCTTGCGTAGTTCAAGGCCGCGACGCGCTGCAGACCGAACAGACGATGGAGGGGAGAACGATTCAGCGTCCCCCCTCAGGACTTTCCCATTGAGTCTTCCATGCAACCCTCTTCCTCTTCCATTGCTTCTTCTTCTTGAAGCACTTGGCGAATGAATGCACGCATGTATTCCTCGCTGGCATCTTTCTTTTTCATGGTCATGCCAGCTTCAGACAATGCAATTGCAACTGCCTGTTTGTAATTGGTGATTGGCTGTCCGCTGCTGCTCTTCAAGGTACCGGCCTTGAATTCTTTCATGACTTTGGAGATTTTCGCTTGCTTTTGCTTCTTAGTCATGGTCGGAACAATCTTATTCCACCATCGTAGCATTTGCTTTTTGCCATGTTCGCCATTTGTTCATGGCGCTTTCAATGACAACATGCATATCCATGTATTTGTATTCGGCAAGTCTTCCGCCAAAAATAACACCCCTCTCCTCTTTCGCTAGTTCTTGATACTGACGATGAATGGAAAGATTGTCTTCAGTAGCGATGGGATAGTAGGGAATGTCTCCTGGTTCGCATTCCCTGGGCGTTTCCTTGGTGACGATCGTTACAGCGCTCTTCGTCTCGTTGAAATGCCTGTGCTCTATTCGACGAGTAAATGGCACCCTCACGGATGGAAAGTTGATAACGGCATTTCCTTGATAATTTGCACAATCTATTGTGCGATGCGCAAAATCAAGCGTGCGATAATTTAACCGTCCAAGCCTGTAGTCAAAAAATTCGTCGATACACCCTGTGTACACAATGTAATTACTTTGATCTCTCCAAAAACTGCGAGCAGCCAAAAAATCAGTATCAAGGACTATTTCGATGCCGTCAAGCATGCGTTCAAACATGCAAGTGTATCCTTCCGTGGGTATCCCTTGATATTTATCGTTGAAATAATTACTATCAAACGTGAAGCGCAATGGCAATCGCTTAATGATCGATGAAGGCAAATCAACGGCCTTTCTTCCCCATTGCTTTTCCGTGTACCCCTTGATCAGCTTTTCGTAGATACTCTGGCCAACCATTGACAGCGCTTGCTCTTCAAGATTGGTGGGCACTCCTTTCCATCGCTCCTTTTCAATCATTTGCATTGCGTCTTCAGGGGAGATTACCGCTGGTCCCCATAGCTCATGAAACGTATTCATTGAGAACGGAAGTGAATACAATTTTCCGTCTACAAAGGCCTTAGGAGAATTGACAAAACCATTGAAGCGTGCAAATTGATTGACAAATTGCCAAACTGTTTCGTTGCTTGTGTGGAAAATATGAGGACCGTACAAATGCACATCAATGCCTTCCCTGTTCTCAGTGTAGCAATTGCCTCCTATGTGCTTTCTTCGGTCAATAACCAAGCAGCGATAGCCAGCATTGGTGGCAAGGCGAGCAAAGACTGCCCCAAACATGCCACTTCCGACAATCAAGAAATCATACTTTGGGCTTGACACTGTGAATCCTCACGGCTGCTTTTTCATTGCAAGTTTTATGGTCTCCGAATTCTCCATGCCCTCCGATCCAGGAATATTGGACATCGTACTTTTGAATAAATTCATCCCAGGCCTTTAGCTCTCCGTTTTCCCCATCAAAACCTTCATAGTTGATCAGCTCGTCAAACACGAAAATTGCATCTGGAGCTAGCCGAAGGGCGATGGACGAAAGAACAAACGCCGTAGATGAATAAAGGTCAGCATCAAAATGCACAAATGAAATGCTTCGATTTTGCTGATCAGCCAGAAAAACTGGCAACGATTGGTCGAACCATCCCTTAATCAATGTCACGTTGTCCCTGACATTTGGAAATTTTCCGTCCATGGAAAAATGCCCCTCTCCAAAACCAGTGCGCCACTTTTCCGGCAGCCCTTCAAAACTGTCAAACCCATAAACAATTTGTCGAGTGAATTGGCCAAAATAATTGATACTTGCTCCTTTCCACACGCCAAATTCAAGCCATAGTAAATCGTCGCCATCTGTGGGCTTGCAATTCTCCATCACCCAAAACAAAGGCTCCTTCGAAAGCTGTTTAAGGCTCTTTACTTCGTCCAGAGTCTGCTGCGAAATCATGGCTTGTATTCAACGACTGAAGTCATGATATTGAAATCAAAGAACTTTTCCCTCATCAGAATAAGCCCCGTCATCATTCGCTCGCCAACAAAGCCCATCATTCTTCTGTTGTATCCTTCCATCGCCTCTATTTCATCACGGTGCTCGTACCAGAAAGGCCACAAACAATCAAAAAGCAGATTCATAAAAGCTTTGTAATGAGAGGCGGGACCACGAGCCATTTCGCAACCATGGAAGACCTTCTGGTTCCATACAGCACGCATTTCGCTGGGAGAAAACGGCAACATGCCACGCTCGGCTAGCCCGACTGTCATTGCAGGAGCATCAAAGCCGTTATGGCCGCCAAGAAATTGCTCTGCCAATGTGCAGGAAAAATAGGCGGGATCGCTCACATATAAAACATTGTCCTCAGAGTTTTCAATGTCAGCATCTTTCCACTTGCGTCGATAATGAGCATTGCCAATGTAACTTTCAGTTGAATTATTGATTGCCCAGTATACAGAAGTAAGTTCGCAAAAGAAAGGGTTTAGTTGCGAAATGTGATAACCTTCGTCATCAAAAGCGTGTCCTTCATTCGCCAGAGCAAGACGTTCCTCATCGCTCAGAGAATGAGCATTGACAACCATGGGAACGATGGTTGCTGGCGATGAATATGTGATGGCTTGATGCTTGAGTTTTGCCGTGTAAATGGTCCAGTCTTCAGGCTTCATAAACCTTGCGTTGCGCCCACAGCTCATTGTAATTGTTAACGCCTTTTGCGCCTACGCCGGTCAGGTCGCCACCGCCAGAAGGCTTGCTCCATGCCATGATCGTGCCATCCGGCAAGACAAAGGCTCGATTCTTCTGCTCATGAGTGGGAGTGAGTTCGAGATAGTCACCATAAATAAAATCTGCCTGCCCTGCATTCATTGCAAGCGCTTGCCCCAGAAGAGTTGGTCCAGTTGGGCACAATGGAGTGATGCCGTAGTACTGTTCGTGGCAATTTTTAACAATCAGTTGAATTGCCGTGGACAGTGCGGCATTGCCCGGTTGTGAATAGAGGACAGTGGTGGCACAGGCCCAAGAAGTGAAGCTAAAGCGCTGAATGTCGCGAAAGGCAAGCATCTTAATACGAGGGCCGATCTCCACTGGGTTTACCATTCTGATGGCAATATCCATGTACCATCCGCCAAGCTTGTTCAGCAAGCAAAAGCGCCCAAGGTCTGCCTTGTACGAATAAGGACGAAGCGTATCGTAAGCCCAGAGCACTTCAGTGTCATAGTTGTCGGCTATGAACTGTCTCAAGCTTTCTTTTGAGTAGATGGTGTGGTTAGCGCCAGGAAACGCAGCCTTAACAGTGCCAGTGGCATATTGGAGA